TGCCGATAACACAAGCAATGTGCACTAGCTTTAAGGCCGAGCTTATGCTTGCCGTGCACGACTTTCGACTGACCAGTGGCGATACGTTCAAGCTGGCGCTGTACACCTCGGCTGCTTCGATTGACGCAAACACCACGGCGTATACCTCGTCGAGTGAAGTCTCGTCGTCGGGTACCAACTACACCGCTGGTGGTGGTACGCTGGTTAATCTCGGCGTGACTGCGTCCAACACCTCGGCCTCGGCGGGTACTGGTTTCACCGATTTCACTGATCTTACCTTCGCTAATGCCACCATCACGGCTCGCGGCGCGTTGATCTACAACACCACGCCATCGGCTAACGGGACGGCAAATACGACGCTTACCAACGCTGCGGTAGCTGTGCTGGACTTCGGTTCTGACAAGACCTCCACGGACGGGGACTTTACGATTATCTTCCCCACGGCTACTAATACCACCGCAATCATCCGTATTGCTTAGGATTAACGATGGCCCTTGTTCTCGCTGATCGCGTACGCGACACTACCACTACGACTGGTACTGGTACGGTAACGCTCAGCGGGACCGCCCCCACAGGGTATCAGACGTTTGCCGCTGGTGTTGGTAACGCCAACGATACCTACTACACGATCAACGCAGGCTTTCAGTGGGAAGTCGGTATTGGTACCTTCACGACGTCAGGGAATACACTCACGCGTACTACGGTGCTTTCGTCGAGTAGCGGTGTGTCACTGGTGGATTTTGCTGTTGGCACCAAGGACGTCTTCGTAACCTACCCTGCCGAGAAATCGGTAAATTACGATGGGTCGGACAACGTCGGTATTGGTACTACAGCACCCACAACAAAACTTACTGTCGTAGGCACTGGTAGTGCTACCACTCTCGCCACCGGATTGGGTCTCGTCGGTACTCCCGCCTACACGTTCACGGGCGACCTCAACACCGGCATGTGGTCTCCCGCTGCTGACACGATTGCCTTCAGCGAGGGCGGTGCGGAGGCCATGCGGATTAATAGCTCCGGAAACGTCGGGATCGGGACGAGTGCGCCTGCGTATCGGTTGGATGTTAAGCCCGCAGCATATAGTGCAGGGACATTGTTAGTTGCCGCAGTAAACATCAACTACAACGCTGGCGTCGGGAGCGGCAACACTTCATGCGGCGCGTTAACTTGGGAGGGAACAGGTTCAGTTCGCCTTGCGTCGATTAACCCATTTGTAGAAGACCCTAGCGCGACAAGCAAAGTTTCAATGGCTTTCTCTACAAGCGACACTGGCGGAACAAATACTGAGCGTATGCGTATCACTGGTACAGGTCTCGTCGGGATCGGGACGACTGCGCCTGCATATCAGTTGCAACTTTCTACGGACAGCGCGGCAAAGCCATCGACAAACACGTGGACGATTGCCTCTGATAGCCGCATCAAAACGGAGACCGGCGAGTACACCAAGGGCCTTGACGCCGTGTGCGCGCTTCGCCCAGTCACATACCACTACAACGGTGTTGCCGGTTTTGTAGATGATGGCAAAGAAAACATCTCCATAATCGCGCAAGAAGCCATGCATCACTTCCCTGAGTGCGTCGGCACCTTTGAGGTGCTGCTCAACGAAGGCGACGAAGAAAAGACGGAACTGTTCAACTGGAACGGCCACGCGCTGACCTTCGCCCTCGTCAACGCCGTCAAGGAACTCAAGGCAGTCAACGACGCCCTCACCGCCCGCGTGGCACAACTCGAAAGGAAATAACCATGACCATCACGAACACATGGAACGTCGTGCAGATGGACGCCTACCCGGAATACGAAGGCGAACCCGATGTCGTCTTCACCGTCCACTGGACCCTCTCCGGCACTGACGGCACCTACCACAGCGGCAGCACCTACGGCTCCGTGGGCATCACGCTCACTGAGGGCAGCACCTTTACACCCTACGCCGACCTGACACTCGATCAGGTGCTGGGCTGGGTCTGGGCAAACGGCGTGGACAAGGACGCACAGGAAGCCAACGTAGCCGCCCAGATCGAGGCGCAGATCAACCCGACCGTGGTAACCCCACCGCTGCCGTGGAGCGCGTAACATGGAACTGACGCTCAAGCTGACCGTCGAAGAGATCAACGCCGTCTTGCAGACGCTGGGCAACCTGCCTACGTCGTCAGGTGCATGGCCCCTCGTTTGCAAGATCAAGGCGCAGGCCGAGGCGCAGGTTAGCGCAGAACCCGGCGGCGATGAACTGACATGAGTTTCTGGGACCGCTTTGAGAGCAGCCGTGAGGGCATCGAGGACACGGTCGAGTTTACCATCCGCATGGCCGTGGTGACGCTGGCTTGCGTTGTTCTCGTCGTTGTGGCCGCGCTGGTCATTGGCCTGTTCATGCCAAACCACATCATAGACAGCGACAAAGTTTTCGAGATCGTCGGCCCCGCCTTCAATATGGTCATCGGCGCATTTGTCGGTTTGCTAGGTGGCTTGAGTCTTAACGCCAACGCGCGAGACAAAGAACCGCCAGTTGCGTCTGCACCAGAGCCTGCCCCGGAGCCAGTCGCTGACGATGATGGTATGGCACCGTGGGAAAGATATCGCAATGACTTGCGCTACGACGCTAACGGCGACGGCGTGGTTGACGAGGCAGACTTCCCTGATTGGCGAAACCCCAAGACGTAGAGGTGGTGGAGTGTCAACCATTGAACTCATCAGCCAGCTTTGGCCGCTGGTTCTGGCGTTCATTTCGCTGGTGATTATCCTCGCCAAAATGGATGTTCGTCTCGCTGTCGTCGAGGAAAAGATCAAGACGCTGTTTGAGCTCTGGAACAAGAAGAAAGACGGATGAGCCTCGCAACCCTTCAGCAGAAGATTGGCGTCACGGCTGACGGTGCGTTTGGCCCCGGCACGATGAAGGCCGCTGCGACCTACTATAAGCTGTCGCCAGACCACGCTGCGCACTTCTTTGCCCAGACAGCGCACGAGTCAGGAAACTTCACGGCGTTCAGCGAGAACCTGAACTATGGTGCAAAGGGGCTGCGCGGCATCTTCGGCAAGTACTTCCCAACCGACGCCATGGCCAAGGCGTATGAGCGCCAACCGCAGAAAATTGCCAACAGGGTCTATGCCAGCCGCATGGGCAATGGCGACGAAGCGTCTGGTGATGGCTGGAAGTACCGTGGTCGCGGCGCGCTCCAGTTGACGGGCAAGTCAAACTACCAAGCCTTTTCCGACTACATCGACCGCCCGGACGTCATGGTAAACCCAGACCTTGTAGCTGGTGAACTTTGCTTTGAGTCGGCGTTGTGGTTCTTCGACAAGAACAAGCTGTGGGGCATTTGCGGTCAGGGGATCAACGACGCCGCTATTCTTGCTCTGACCAAACGCATCAACGGTGGAACTCACGGTCTCGATGACCGCAAGGCAAAGACGAAAAAGTTTGCCGGGTGGCTGCCGTGAACATCAATTGGGGCGACATCATGAAGGGCGCTGCGCCCGTTCTGATTGCCTGCATTGCGTGGCTGCTTGGACAGGTGAGCGCCTTTGAAACCCGGCTGACCAAGATCGAAGCCCAGATGCCCGTCCTGATCACGCAGGATGGCGTGCCCACAGACAGTCCGATTTCAGCAAAAGCAAGAACCGATTTGCGTGAGCATCTCACGGGCGAGATCAATGACCTGAAAGTGCGTGTTGGGGTTATCGAGAGCAGAGATAAATAATGTTCGGCATCCCCTCCCCCTACATCATGGGCGGATTGCTGGTCATTGGCTTCCTCGGGGGTTATAAGGTTCGCGACTGGCAGTGTGACGCGGCATATGCCGTGGCTTTGGAAAAGGCGGAAAAGCAACGTGCTAAAGTTGAGACCATCCTCGACACGAAGGCCGCAGCCTATGAAGAGAGACGTGCTGCTGCCGATGTACAGTCCGTCGAGCGGACCAATACGGTGCGCGAGATTTATCGCACTGTGCCTGCCGCTGCTACTAGCTGCGCTCCTCCTGCTGACGCTATCCGGGTGCTCCTCGAAAGCATTGGTAATCCAGACGCTGAAGGCACCCCCGGCAAACTTAGCAAGCCCGTGTCCCCGCCTGAACAACCCGCCCGACCCATTTCTCGACCCGGCGCGCCTGCTGTGGGAAAAGGACGTGATTGAGCGGCGGAACGACTGCGCAGAGAAGCACCGTCTGACCATCGAGGCTTGGCGCGAGGCTAGTCAATTACCTTCAAAGTAATATAGTGGTATACCTCTAGGGCGCTAGGAGAAAGGAGCCTAAAATACCCCATGTTTGGCTTCTCTCCCTTTGCAAGCGCACCGTTTGCCTTTCCCGGTACTGAATCGGTAGCTGTCACTGTAACTGGTGTATCGGCTACTGCTACTGCTGGCACCGTCGTTGTTTCCGCTAAGGCTCTGGTTACCCTAACTGGCGTCTCGGCTACCGCTACTGCGGGCATAGCTACTGTCGCGGCTAAGGCTTCGGTTACTCTTACGGGTGTCTCCGCTACCGCTACGGCGGGCACGGTTGCCGTCTCGGCTAAGGCTTCAGTCACCCTAACCGGTGTATTGGCTACAGGTGCGCTCGGTACGGTAATTGTCCGTATACCGAAACAGGTTAGTGTCACTGGCGTCTCGGCTACCGCTACCGCTGGCACGGCTACCGTCGTGGCTAAGGCTCGGATCACCCTAACAGGTGTTTCTGCTGCGGGCGCACTTGGTACTGTTACAACCCGGACAGTCAATTATGTTCTAGTCACTGGTGTTTCGGCTACCGCTACGGCAGGTACTGCTACCGTTGTGGCTAAAGCTTCAACCACTGTAACCGGCGTATCAGCTACCGCTACGGCAGGTACTGCTACCGTTGCGTCTAAGGCTTCAGTCACTGTAACTGGTGTATCTGCTACCTGCTCTGTGGGTTCGGTATTTATTACCATACCAAAACGGGTTGACGTCACTGGTGTCTCTGCCTCGGGTAGTGTCGGTACGGCTACAGTAGTAGGCAGTTCCAATGTATTCCCAATTGGTGTACAGGCTGTTGGGTCGATCACAAGTGCTCTGGTTTGGGGAGTTATTAACGACAACCAAACCCCAAACTGGACGCAGATTATAGATGGTAATCGTTATGAAGGTCCTCGGGGTGGGCTCTTCGGCTTTGGCGCTTTTAGTGAGGTTCCACTCGCCAGCCTTGGGTTTGACGACGAACCTGTAGAGCAGTGGAGCGTAATTAACGACGGTAACACCGTTGTTTGGGTACAGATAGCGACGTAAGGAACTGAGATGGCAAGTACGTATAGCAACCTCAAAATCCAGCTAATGGCCACGGGTGAGAACTCGACCACATGGGGTGACGTTACAAACGCCAATCTGGGCACTGCGCTAGAAGAAGCAGTCGTTGGTTCCGCTGACGTTACTTTTGCCAGCGCTGACGTTACGCTGACCTTGTCCAACACTAACGCCTCCCAGACGGCGCGTAACCTGCGTCTTCGCTGCACGGGGGCAACCGGGGGCGCTTCTCGCAACCTCATCGTGCCCAGCATTGAGAAGCCGTATATCGTCAAGAACGATTGCGCGGACAACATTGTCATCAAGACTTCGGCTGGTTCTGGCGTCACCATCCCGACGGGTAAGACTGCATGGGTCTACGGCAACGGTACTGATGTGGTGGATGTCACCACGCACTTGTCGTCGCTCACGCTTGCTACGGCTCTGCCTCTTCTTTCTGGTGGTACGGGGTCCAACACAGCGGCGGGTGCACGGACTAACCTCGGCCTTGGCACGATCTCCACGCAGAACTCAAACGCTGTCACCATCACTGGTGGCTCCATCACTGGTATTACCGATCTGGCTATCGCTGACGGCGGCACGGGTGCAAGTGATGCGGCTACTGCACGTACTAATCTCGGTCTTGGCTCTCTTGCCGTCCTCTCGTCGATCAACAACTCTAACTGGTCCGGCACTGTTTTATCTGTTGCTAATGGCGGTACAGGTGCAAGTGATGCGGCTACTGCACGGTCTAATCTCGGGGCGGGTACTGGCAACGGCACGGTAACTTCGGTCAGCGGTACTGGCACGGTCAACGGCCTAACCCTTACAGGCACAGTTACCACATCGGGTTCGCTCACTCTTGGTGGTACCCTGTCCGGTGTTGCTCTTGGCTCGCAGGTCTCTGGTACACTGCCTATTGCCAATGGTGGTACAGCGGGAACCACGCAAGCTACTGCGCAGGCTGCTCTCGATGTCCCTGCGCGCGGTGGTTCCGGTGCCTCCGGCACGTGGGGTATCAACATCTCGGGTAACGCCGCAACCGCCACTTCGGCTACAACTGCTACTACGGCTACTACGGCTACTACGGCTACGTCAGCTACAAATGCCACGAACGCTACAAATGCTACGAACGCTACGAACGCCGCTAACCTAGTCACAACCAACTTCTCCATCGTGGAGAGCGGCGGCTATCTGTACATTAAGTACGGAGCAGCTACCATCGTGCGGATCGATAGCGCAGGAACTATTATCTCCGAAGGCAACGTCACAGCTTACGGGACCGTCTAATGGCACTACCGACCAGCGGACCACTTTCACTGACAGATATTCAGACCGAGTTTGGAGGTAGCAACCCCATCTCGTTGAGCGAGTATTACGCTGGTGGTGGGCTGGTGCCCCCCGGTACAACCGGAACCTATGGTGCCGTGCCTTCGTCTGGTCAGATCAGCATTCAAAACTTCTACGGTACATCCAATATTACTCTAGGCTTTGACGCTAACTTTGTAATGACCTCTGATGGTACCAGCCCATCAACTCAACAAGCCAGCTTTACCTTGGGGACCAATGCTACCGTAAGTTCATCAGCGGAAACCATAACCTCGGCAGCGACCCGTTGGGGTTCGCCTACTATTGTCGGTATCGGAAGCGATTTTGAGGTGCGGTTGGAAGTCTCCTCTATTACCGCCAACGCAAGCGATCCCACGCAGATACAGTTTGCTGGGGTCAATGTCACCGCCGCAGGGAACACGCCATACTACGCCCTCTCCGCCGCACGTTCCCTTGCTCTGACGGCATACACACCGCGAGTGGGAGACAGTGATTTTATCCAGTGCATAGGGACAGTGCGCGTTCGACAGATTACCAACACCGCCAACGAAGCTACCGCTACGTTCAATATGTTGACCAATGCAGACGTATAAGGAGTAGTAGGTGCCGTTCATCAAACTCCAGTTTAAGCCCGGTGTGAACCGCGATCAGACCGACTACTCCAACGAGGGCGGCTGGTACGAGTGCGACAAGATCAGGTTCCGTTCGGGATATCCCGAGAAGATCGGCGGCTGGGTTAAGTATACACCTACTGCGTTCGACGGCGTATGCCGCCAGATGTGGAACTGGATCACTTCGTTCAGTGATAATCTTCTAGCGCTTGGCACCGACACTAAAGCGTATATCGAGAACGGTGGCTACTACTACGACATTACTCCGTTTGGTGACGCGCTCGCTGGGTCTAATACCTTTGCGGTAACCAACACCCTTAGCGTGGTTACGGTAACCACAACCACTCCACTACCTTCTTGGCTGGTGACTGGTGAACCCGTGCTTGTCGCTGGGTTTGCGTCTGCTCTTGGTGGCATCCCCATCACTGAACTCAACGGGGTTCATACGATCACCAAGCTCGGGGCTAACAGCTTTACGTTTACAACGGCTACTCCAGCTACATCTACTACGTCCGTTAGCGGTGCTGGCTACACGGTGAAGGCTGAAATTGAACCGGGTAATGCTATTACGATTGAAGGTGTTGGCTGGGGTGCAGGTACTTGGGGCCGTGACGCTTGGGGTCTGGGTACCACCTCAGCGGGCATCAACTTGCCGCAGCGAGACTGGTGGTTCGACAACTTCGATAACGACCTTGTTATGAACATCCGCAACGGTGCGCCCTACTGGTGGGTTCGGGGTCCAACAGACGACCCCCAAAGTGCACTGGCTACACATGCTATTAGCCTACAAGATTACGCAACGGGTGAAGGATATACGGCTGCTTCTGTGCCAGTGCAGGTCATGCAGCTGCTGGTATCCCAGCAGGACAAACACCTTATTGCCTTTGGTGCAGTGCCGTTCGGTTCGACAAGCACGGCAGACTTTGACCCGCTACTTATCCGCTGGGCCGACCAAGATACTCCGGGTGACTGGACTCCTAGCTCCACCAACACTGCTGGTGACCTGCGTATCTCTCGGGGCTCACGGATCGTGCGCGCGCTGCCGACGCGACAGGAAGTCTTGGTTTGGACCGATACCAACCTCTACACGCTCCAGTTCCTCGGTACGACGGATGTGTTTGGCTTGCAGGAGTATGCGGATAATATCTCAATTGCTTCGCCCCGCGCGATGTCTTCGGCTGCAAACATTACCTACTGGATGGGCCAAGATAAGTTCTATGCCTATACCGGTCGCGTCGAGACGCTGCCCACTACCCTGCGCAACCATGTCTTCAACAACATCAACTTTGACCAAGCTGATCAAATCATCTGCGGTACTAATGAGCAGTGGAACGAAATATGGTGGTTCTACCCAACGGCAGACAGCAACTATAACAACGCCTATGTTATCTATAACCATCTAGAGCGCATCTGGTATTATGGCAGTATTGACCGCACGGCTTGGCTTGATACTCCGCTGCGACGCTACCCACAGGCTGCTAATACGCCAGTCACATTAGTTGGTAGCACTATAACTACCGGTGACGGCTACCTCTATAACCACGAGAACGGTCTTAATGACGATGTGCTGCCTATGGACAGCTACATCCAGTCATCGGACTTTGACCTTGATGATGGTGACAACTTCATGCTGACCCGGCGTATACTGCCTGACGTTGAATTTGATGGGTCTACCGCTACGTCTCCTGAAGTGACGCTTACCGTGCGCCCACGCAATTTCCCCGGTAGTGCGTTTAGTTCGGATGCTGCGGATACCCAGCGCGTCATTGAGACCACAGTTGGCACTTATACCGATCAGGTCTTCATGCGCGCTCGCGCCCGCCAGATGGCACTCAAGGTACGGTCGGAGAATCTCGGTGTTCAATGGCAGCTTGGCGCACCACGCCTTGATGCACGGCAAGACGGTCGCCGCTAATGGCTCTCGATAAGTTCCGGGCTTCTCCGCTGCCCAACCCCCCGGCAAGCTATGACCCGCAGTTCTTCCGCCAGTTCATGCGTGTGCTGGAGACCTACTTCTCGCAGCTAGATTCAAACACCCCCAACAACGCTCAGAAATACACGGCAGATACCTTCGATGGTATCGCTGCCACTAAACAGGTTACCACTACACAGAAAAACGCGCTTGCTCCTAGTGCTGGGTGGGTGGTGTTTGATATAACACTTGGCAAGCTATGTGTTTACAGCGGGTCTGCATGGCAGACCGTGACTTCTGTTTAGGTTGGCGCTATAAGCGTAGGTATAAGGTAGAAAGTAATCATGATGGACATGCAGGCTGCTCCGCCGACATATACCCCAGCAGGTGGTGCCCGTCCCCCAACTGGTAATCCCCCTATGCTTGGCGCGCAGGTTCCCGGCATGACTGGCGGCTTGCCCGCACAGGGTGGCCTCTCTGTGCTTGCTAATCCGATGGCGCAGCAGCTTCAGAGCTACGGGCGCGGTGACGACAAGATGCTTGTCCATATGACGCCGGGTGAGGTTAACAGCCTTCAGGGTCTCGCTATGGCCTCCGGCGGCTCACTCACCATTAACCCCGACACGGGCCTACCTGAAGCTGGCTGGCTTGGTAAACTTCTGCCTACTCTGTTAGGCGCGGCTCTTGCCGCTACGGGCGTAGGCGCACCGCTTGCTGCGGGTATCGTTGGTCTCGGGCAAACGGCGCTTACAGGTGATATCGGTAAGGGTCTCATGGCTGGCCTCCAAGCGTTTGGCGGCGGTTCGCTTGCTGGTGCCGCAGGTCTTGGTGGTTCAATCTCTTCAAATGCTGGTGGTATACTGGGTAGCAACGCAGGTGTTTTCGGCGCAAATATGGGTGCTGGTGCTGCTGCCACTGGCGCTGGTGCTGGTACACTGGCTAATCTTAGCCCCGCAATGCAGAGTGCTATTAGTACACCGTTGACAACGGCTGCGGCCCCAGCGCTGACGCAGATGCCTACGGGTATGGCGGGGCAGGTTTTAAGCGCGGGTTCTACCGCTGGTGGCAGTGCTGCTGGTAATCTCCTCGGCTCTGCGGGTGCAGGTTCTACCATCGGTGGCGGTATTGGTAGTTCCGTACTCGATCCCACTGCTCTTGGTGGTGGCATAACCGCCCCCGCTGCGGCTAAAACAGGTCTAGCTGGCTTTGGGCAGAGGTTCGGCCAAACGGCTTCCGCTGGTCTCGGCAAGGGTATGGCGGCTAAATATGCTCCCATGGCCGCTGGCGCGGGTGTCCTCAGTGGGCTCTCTGACGCAAATGCGCCTAACTATGAGCAGTACAAAGAAGGAAAAGAAGACAGTACGTTTGACTATAAGGGGCCGTACCTGCCCCAGCAGCGCACTACTCGGTTCCGGACGCCAGAAGAAATGCGGCGCAGTGGCGGCGCGGAGTTTAGCTTCTTTGATGACGCCAACCCCTATCCGGGTTTCATGCCCGCCCCCGGTATGGCGGAGGGTGGTCTCGCTGGGCTTCCCGCCGCTGGTGATCTTCGGGGTAGCATGGACTTCTTCAACCGTAGCCCCGGTGCAATCACAGCATCTATGTACCCGACTCCGACCCCTCCACGGGCTGCCGATGTCGCCGCTGCCGCTGCCCCCAGTTCCGACCCCGGTCGAGGCGAGCGTAAGTTCACTTTTGCTGCACCCAAAGAAGCAGTACCGTCGTTCGGCGGCGGGGAAGGTTACTTCTATGGTGGTATGCCTTTCGGCTTTGGTGGTATGCCTTTCGGCGTTAACGGTATGGGGGGAGAATATAACCCCGGAATGTACCTCCGTGAAAACGATAGCTCCTTTGCTAGGGGTGGCGAAGTAGACATGAAGGATGGTTCTTTTGTCGTCGATGCGCGCACGGTTTCGGAGATGGGTAACGGCAGCAGCAATGCTGGTATTGAGCGTCTTGCTGCTATGGGCGGTCGCCCTGTTCGTGGCCGTGGCGATGGGGTTAGTGATTCTGTCCCGGCTCGTATCGGTGGTCGCCAAGAAGCCCGTGTGGCGCGGGACGAAGTAATTTTCTCGCCTGAAGCTGTCGCTCGTGCCGGTGGTGGTAACCACTCGAAGGGCACCAAGAAGTTCTACGCCCTTGTGGAAAAGGCCCACAAGGCCCGCAAGAAAGCTAAGCGTGGCCAAGATACTAAACTGGCCAAGAGCGTCGGGGGGCGGGCGTGATTGTCTCGCTTGTTCCTACTGACCATATAAGAGAAGTCTGGCCCGCAGTAGCTGGTTATATCCAGAACGCGCTGGTTTACACCTGTGGTCGCTATGAACTAGAAGATGTCTTCGAGTTAATTGACAGCGGCGGATACCTTCTGTGGATTGCTTTTAACGAGGAGCGTATCGAGGGAGCGGTGGTTACTCATATCATACACTACCCCCGTAAGCGCTTCCTTGGTTGCCCGTTCGTGACGGGCGATAATTTCGCTTCGTGGAAACAGCCTATGTTTGAGACGCTCCAGCGATTTGCACGGGACAATGAATGTGTTGGCCTTGAGGCTACTGCCCGTCTTGGCTGGGCGCGCGTGTTTAAAGACGACGGCTATGAAGCTTTGTGGCAAACTTTCCAACTGCCTGCGGCGGGAGTGAATAATGGGTAAATCTGATCCTACCCTTTCTAAGCAAGAAGTAACAACCACGCAGAGCAATCTGCCGGAGTACGCGCGTCCGTATTTTGAGAACGTTACTAACCGGGCGATGGCAGAGTCGTATCGACCGTACCAACCGTATGGAAGTCCCCGTGTTGCTGGTTTCACTCCGGCGCAGGAGCAGATTCAGCAGAACGTCCTTGGTATGCAGGGGCCGTCTCAGTTTGGTGCCGGTTCTGCACTGGCGTATCAAGCGGGTCTCGGCGCGCTTAACCAGAATTACGGCACGGGCCAGTTCAATGCCCAGCAGATCAGACAGCCAAATCTCCAGCAGTTCAGCATGGGTGCCCCCCAGCAGGTTCAAGGCGGTCAGTACGGTGCACCCCAGATGGGTGCTGCTCAGACTGGGTTCCAACCAAATCTCCAGCAGTATGAGATGGGCGGCGCTCGTGACGTAGCTGGTATGGGTGTTGATGCTCCCATGATGCAGGCTGCACAGACGGGTTATGGTCAGGGTCCGCTTGAGCAGTTCCGTATGCAAGGGCCGCAGGCTTTTGGTTTAGAGCAAGCCCAGCAGTATATGTCGCCCTTTGCGGAAGCCGTAATGGAGCCGCAGAAGCGCGAAGCTATCCGTAGTGCGAAGCAGGGGCAGCTTGTACAAGACCTCGGCGCTGCGCGTCAGGGCACCTATGGTGGGTCTCGCCAGCTTCTTGCTGGCATGGAACGCGAACGCAACCTCGGCCAGCAGCTTGGTGATATCGATGCCCGGGGTAGGCAGGCAGCGTTTGAGAACGCGCAATCTCAGTTCGAACGTGACCGCGCAGCGGGTATGACCACAGGTCAGCAGAACTTACAAGCCGCTCTTCAGCAGCAGCAGTTGGGTGTCAGCACTGGCCTGTCGGCGGCACTGGCCAACCTGTCGAACGAGCAGCAGGCTGCGGTCAATAATCAGGCAACGCAGTTCCAAGCTCGCGGCATGTCTGCCGACAACGCCATGAAGGCAGCGCTTGCTAATCAGGGCGTGGATGTCACGCGCGGCCAGCAGAACCTCCAGTCGCAGCTTCAGACGCAGCAGCTTGGTACCCAGACTGGCTTGCAGGCGGCGCTTGCCAACCTTGACTCTGCTTCGCAGTCTAATGTCCAGAACCTCGCTGCGCAGCTTCAGACGCAGGGGCTTAACGCCGAGCAGGCGATGCGCGCAGCATTGGCTAACCAGCAAGCTGGTCTCACGGCGGGTCAGCAGAACTTGTCGGCTGCGCTCCAGACGCAGCAACTTGGTGCCCAGACGGGTCTTTCTGCACTTCAGTCAAACCAGCAGGCGGCGCTTGAGGCGCAGAAGCTTAGGGAGCAGTCGCGGCAGTTTGGTGCGCAGCAGGGGCTGGCTGGCTTGCAGGCCGCAGGCCAGATGGGTCAGACGCTAGGCAACCTTGGTCAATACCAGCAGCAGGCTGATCTCCAGCGTCTGCAAGCGCAGGGAGGTGCGGCAGCGCAGCAACAGGCGCTTCAGCAGCAGTATCTTGACACCGAGTATGCTGACTTCCTGCGGCAGCGGGACTATCCGATGGAGCGGCTGGGGCAGTTTAGCAATATCCTGCGTGGTCTCCCTGTGGGGCTTAGCACTACAAATACGGCGTACGGACAGACACCGGGGATAGGCCAGCAGATTCTTGGTACTGGCCTAGCTGGGCTCGGTGCGTATAATACGTTCAGGGGAGGGTAAGTCGTGGAAACGAAACCGTATCGCATCCAGTCCCCTGAGGGCATTGCCAAGGATTACGGCGGCAATAAGCAGAAGATTGCGCAAGCCATGCAGATGGGCGTCGTTGACCCCACGGCTGGCGTCCTTGCGGGTATGTTCATTGACCGTATGCGCAGCGCGCAGGCTCAGGAAATGGCTCCGCAGCCTTCGGTTGCTCAGCAGGTCATGGCTCCTCCTCCCCCTCCGGGTGCTCCGCCTATGGGTGCTCCACCTATGGGTGGTATGGGTCCGCCTCCCAGTGCGCCTCCGATGGGTGATATGGCTCCGCCTATGGGTGGTATGGGTCCGCCTCCCGGTGCTCCTCCAATGGGTGATATGGCTCCGCCTATGGGTGCCCCGCCTATGGGCATGGCTGACGGCGGTCTCGCTGCGCTTCCCATCAGCGACTATATGTTCGATGAACCAGACAACGGCGGCTATGCTGGCGGTGGCATCGTGGCTTTTGCTGCGGGTACGCCGGGTGAAGAAAAGCTTAAAGAGCAAAACTTCTACGGCCTGTCTACAAACGCTGGCTCCAATCTCAATATGCTTGAAGGGCTAATTAAGCCGGAGAGAGAATTTACCGAACGCGAAGCTAAGTATATCCGGGATACTTTATCCCCCGAGGGGCAGAAAAAACGCCGCGACCAAGATTTGAATGCTTTTCTTATAAATATTGGCGGCAATCTGGCAAGCACTGAGGGTCCCCTCCTATCGGCACTGGGTAAGTCTTTTAAAGCCACCGCCCCCGGCCTTCAGGAAGCTGCTAAAAATCGTCGTGCAGAAGAGCGTGAAGCCGTTAACATTGGGGCTACGCGAGAACTTGGCCGTAATAAGGAACAACGCGAGCTGGCATCTGCGGCGCTGGGCATGGTTGAAAAGGCCGGTAGTTTTGCTGAAGCAGCTAAGACTCGTGATTTCCAGTTGCTAGTTGCTAATATGGAGGATGCCACCAAGCGCTACGTTAGTCAGCTCTCGGCTGACACGACGCTTCGAGCTGGGCGGGAACGTAACCAGAGCATTACTAATATACAAGAGAAGCAGATGGGTCTCTTTCGTAATCAAGCCATCCCGCAGGCCAATAAAGTTGCACAGGACCAGCTAAAGACTAATATGGCCTACCGCAGGCTGGCGATGAGTAAGAACCCCGAGGACCAGCAAAAAGCCCTTACGATGTTCAACGCGGTGCGAAACTCGATTGCCGATGGTATGGTGACGCAACGTCTTGGCGGGGTTAGCGATAACGCGTATGAAGGATTCTCGGCGGAAGAAATTGGCGGCTAATAAGGACCCCAGCAGTGCCTCAGTTCAAAGTTACAGGACCTGATGGGAAGTCTTACCGCGTAAACGCCCCGGCGGGGGCGTCTCAAGCTGACGCCATCGCCTACATCGCCAACACCCATTATGGTGCCCCGGCTGCACCCGCCTCGGAAGTTGGGGTACCGCAGGCACCCGAAGAACCCAAAGAAGAGCTTGGCTTTTTTGGCGCGCTGAAGCGCGGCTTCACCACGTTGGGTGATGTGCCGGAAGCTCTTGGCTTTGCCATGGGTGAGGAAGGCGCACGGGAGGAGCTGGTCAAGGCACAGGAGACCGAGGAGAAGCGCGCCGAAGGTTTCGGTCTGGATAAGACGCTAGGTCAGAACGTACAGGCGCTCAGCGAGCTGGCCGGTGAGTCCCTTGGCTTTATGGGGGCTCCGCTTGCTGCGGGCGCTGCCGGTTCTCTTGTCGGTGGACCCGTTGGTGGCGGTATCGCAGCCGCCGCTACGCTTCTTTCCCAGTACGGCACCCAGAACTTAGCTCGTCAGGCACAGGAAGACGAAGCGCGAATCGCCCGTGGTGAAGCTCCGCTGGGTGCTATGCCTGCCAGAGCCGCCGCCGCTGCCGTAGGTCAAGCCGGTCTGGATGTCGCTGGCTTTGCACTTCCTGTGTTGCGCCCGGTAGCTGCGGCGTTCCCGTTCCTGCGTCCGCTTATTGGTGCTGGTGGTAAGAAGGCAGCAGGAGAAGTCACCGAGGCTATCGTTGAGGCAGCGGCCAAGAAGCAACTTACCATCAAAGGCGGTGTTGCTCGCGGCGTCGCCCAAGGTGTGGCGTTCGAAATACCGCAGGAAGTGGCTCAGTCCGTCTTGGAGCGCTGGCAAGCCAAGCTAGATTTGACCGGCGACGACGCACAGGAAGAGTACAAGCAAGCTGCTATTGGCGCGGCTGTTCTTGGTGGAGGCTTTGGTGCGATTGGCGGCGGTATAAACGCAGCCAAAGAACGGGCCGACGCAACCAAAGAGACCAAGCCATTAGAGATAGAGACGGCATTGAAGCTGTCAACTCCCGAAGAAAAAGCCGAGTTCGAGCGTCTGCTGACGCCTGTGGTAAACGAATACGCCAACGCTAATCCAAACACCACACCGGCTAATATCTTCAAGGCGCTGCGCGACGATGATACTCTTCGCTCTTTAGGTAATCAGGCGAGGGCCAATGTTAAAGCGCTGCAAGATGAAGAAGTGGCAGGAGCCGGAGCAGAGGCAGGAGCAGCAGGTGAACCTGACGTGGATGTCGCTGGAACAGCTGGGCCAAGCGTTCCAAGTGATAGCGGAGCAGTGGGAGCCGGAGCAGCTACCGGGGCCGCTGAACAAGCTCAAGCCGGAGGAGTGGGAGCTACTGGAGTTCCTACTGGTGCAGCTGCTACTGTCGAAGACATACAGCAGCGTCCACTAGCCGCCGAAGACTTTTACCCAGACCTTATACCGGCTTACGCTGCTGATAAAGGCGTAGATAAGCTACGCACCATAGCCCCTGTGGTGGCTAATATTTTTACGCAGGTGACCGGGCTTACTGGGTTCAGCACCAAAAAGATGGGCGCGCTGCCGGATAACGTCCAGAGGGCATACAACGCTACGGCCACGACCGTCCTCAATGCCGTAAAACGGGGGGAGGTCGTTAATCCAGAGACGGTCGCCCAGCAGAAGATAGCTGAATTTAAGGTTACGCTACCAGAAGCGGCTGCGCCTATCGAGACGGCTGCGCCTGCGGTTGCGCCTGCGGTTGCGCTTACTCCTGTGGCTGCACCCCCGGTAGAGCAGAAAGCTAAGGCTGCTGCTAAGGCCGCTATTAAGGGAGCCACTGCACCAACGCCCGGTGCAGTTGTACCAAGCATTGCGGAAACGACTGCGCAGCAGGCGGGGATTACACCTCTGCCCGCTCCTGTGATCGAGGCTGTGCAGCAGCCGGGAATTACACTTGCGCCTGCTGCCAAGGTAGCTGCGCCGCCTACATATACGTATGAAGACCTAGTTGCAGAGGCTGATTCCCTTGTAGCGCCAAACCCGGACTTCGTGCAGCCGGGGGAGATGACTTCCCTACAGTTTCAGGATTTCAGTCAAGAAGCGGAAAAAGTCGCTGCCGCTGCCAAACAGGGTGCGCCCGTACCCAGCGCCGCCGAGCTGCGAGAGGACCTGTACAAATTGGCTGGGCGCGAAGCGCCGCCACTGGAAGCCCCGGCTGCGCCGACAGCAGAACCGGCAGCAGCTGAAGAATATGATCCGGACGCCATGGCTGGGGCCACTACGCAAGCACCGAGCATCTGGGCTGCGCTGAGCAAACAAGTAAAGGGTAAGCCGCCCGCTGCGTGGGATGCATTGGAAGAAGAGGCGCAAGACGAGTTCATCGCCGCCATTGCCGCTACCCCCGGTGGTCTTACGCTACCCAAGTTTGCTGCTGCGGTTCGCCCTGCGTTTAACGCCATCAGGATGGGTAAGCCCATCCCGAAAGCTGCGCCGGTTCCCGAAGCTGCGCCTACGCCCGAGCCGCAGATCGAAGTCGAAGCCGCCCCCAAGGCAGGCGGCGCTGGTAAGCCGCCGAAGCCGCCGAAGCCGCCGAAGCCGCCTTCTGGTGGTCCAAGTGCTGCTCCGCAGCCCGGTCCGAAGCCCAAAAAGCCCCGTGTCATCAAGATCAATCAGGCTAAGCTCAACTGGGCTTTGCGCGCGGCGGGGCTGCTGGAGCGGCGCAACAGCGCTTTTCGTAAGAAACTTATACGCAGTAAGACTGCCCAGCAGCTGAACGACAGCGTGGGTGAGATGTACTTTGGTAGCCGCGCCTATCAGGGGCCGATAAACATGCTGCGCACACTGCGTGACAGCCTGACGCCGCAAGCCAAGAAGGCCATGTTGCCGTTTTCCCCTACCGACGACATCACTCGGTGGGTTGGAGATCGCCTTAAGAATGTGGCAGTCATCAACAAGCTGATCGACGACATGACGGTCTACCGCAACAAGCGCCTTGAGAAGACGAGCGTCATCCAGAACAAGTGGATGAAGTTCATGACGGACTTCCCCAAGGGAGCCGATATCCTCGACGTGCTTGCCAAGCTGGCTGACTTCCACGACGTTGACCCGACACTGGCCACTACACCTGACGAATACGCCAAGGGTGATCCTGAGATGAAGCGGCTCATTAAGGAGAAGGCGTCTAGGGAAAAGCGTGATAACCGGTTGCAAGCCATCGACGAGGTCTACGCCGCGAAGCGTCAGCTCATGCTACGCGAGAACGGTAGCGGCGCGGGGCTGGAAATCTTTAAGTTGGCCAAGGGCGCGTACCGCCGTAACCTGATCGACTCCTACATCCTGACTTTGAACCGTATTTCAGAGGCGGGTCTGAGCGACGAAGCCAATAAAATTGCCGTCTCGCGTATCAAGTTCATGTACAAAGAGGCACTTGCGCGCCGAGTCTACTTCCCAACCATGCGCTATGGTCAGTTCTGGATGAGTGTCGGTAAGGGTAAAACTGTAGAATACTATATGTTCGAGTCCGCGCTTGAGCGCGACAAGGCTTTTGCTCAGCGCAAGCGCGACATGGCGGCAGAAAACGACCTGCGCGATATGGACAAGGGTAACGACTATAAGGAAGTCACGGACTATTTGACGAAGGGTAACGACGCCAGTGTGGCCCTGAAGGAAGTCTTTGACCAGCTGGACTCCGGCAACATGGAGAATAACGCGCAGCTAAAAGACACCGTCTTCCAGATGTACCTACTTGCTCTCCCGGAGGGTGATATGCGTAAACGGTTTAGCCACCGTCGCTACGTCACCGGCTTCGGCATGGATGCCCTGCGCGATTTCGCTAACTCACAGAGCCGAGCTGCCAGTCAGCTGGCGCGGCTGTCCTACGCCTACCAAGTTCGGAACGCTAAGGCGGCGCTTGAGGGTGAGATTAAAGGCAAGCCCGACCGTGTCGATATGGAGCCCTTTGTCAGTGAGATATCTAAGCGGGCGGATGCTGAAATTGACCCGCCGGTCCGTGGCGGCTTCTACGGGGCGCTCGATAAATTTGCTGGGCTAGGCAACAAGTTCGTCTTCCTGTGGATGCTGACCGCACCTAAGTCGGCGCTTATTCAAGCTACGCAGCTACACACAGTAGGCTTGCCGGTCTTGTCGGACGAGTTTGGTTTCCGCAAGGTCATGGATATCGCTGGCCGCTACAGCATGGACATCATTCTGGGCAATAAGCTGGCCATCCACCGCAAAGACGACAACGGCGACATCATCACCGAGTTCAACGTCAACATGCGTGACGCCAAGTTCATGGAGGATTTGGCTAAATCTGACCCGCAGAAGCACAAGCGGCTGTTGAAGGCTTACGACTACTTCGACCAGCGGGGGACCTTTGCGTCCACGTTCATCAGTGACCTGAACGAAACGGCTTCACGCCCCACCAAAGTAGGCACCGTTAAGTCGGCGCTGAAGGAAGGCGACGTGCTGTCCGCCGCTAAGAAGGGCGGCGATGCCGCCATGCAGTTTATGTCTGCTGGCTTCCACCAGATGGAGAACATCAACCGCCAGATTATGGCCATGACCAGTTTCGAGTTGGCGTACGAGCAGGCAAAGGAAAAAGGTCTGGGTGACGCCGCCGCCGAGGAACAAGCCATGGAGCGCGCCTTGAAGGTGACGCGCGAGACCATGTTCAACTACAGCAACTACAATAAGCCCCGCGCTTTCAAGAACCCGGCTGGGCGCATCGCCTTCCAGTTCATGACTTACCCAGTCATGATGACGTCCTATCTTGTGCGTAATTTCAAAAACATGCTTCCCGGCCTCAACGCCGAAGGGAAGATGAGCGCAGCCAAGCGGTTGTTTGGTACTCTTGGTATGACGGCGATGTACGCAGGTATGACCGGCCTGCCGCTGTACGGCGTGATTATGATGGCGGCTGAAGCTGCGCGCGAGATGCTGCGTGATGACGACGACTTCGCACCCTACGAAGACGATAAGGGTAACCCAGTAGGTAAGGTCGATCTCAGGTTCTGGTTCGAGAACAGCTGGCTGCCAGAGACTTTTGGTCCGGATAGCAGCATAGCTAAAGCACTTGGTCTCCCTTCGGAGCTGGCAGTGCTGCTGGAGCGTAGCGTCAAGTTCGGCCCCATCTCGGCCCTTAGCGATATGAACCTCGCATCTTCCACTTCGCTGAACGACTTGTTCTTCCGTGGCGATATCAAAGCCGATACAATGGAAGGCCAGTTTAAGGAGATACTCTACAACCAGATGCTGGGTCCGTTGGGCGGTCTTATCAGCAACATGACCCGTGGAGCGCAGCTATACGACGAAGGCCAGACGACTCGCGCCATGGAGCTTATACTCCCCGCGTTCGTCAAGGGTGCCGTGCGCGCTTCGCGTCTGAGCGACGAGGGTCTGAAGACCATCGACGGGAAGGTCCTCAAGGACGCGGACTTCTACACCGAAGGTAAACTCTTCAATCAAGTCCTTGGCTTCGGCAGCACCGAGACCTACGAGATGCAGAAGCAAAACTTTGAGGGTAAGCAGCTTATCGACGAAATTTTAACTGAGCGTAAAAACCTGCTCCAGCAGATGAAAATGGCGATGCTGCGCGATGACGATAAGGCGATTGTGCAAGCAAATCGGGAACTGGAGCAGTTTGAAAATCGCTTCCCGCTTTCAGCAATTGGTATGGATAGCATAGGCACAGCATTGGATGCCGCGCTTGAAGAACAAGCCGGAAGCGTTGGTGGGGCGGAGTTTAACCCTGATATACCCGTTATGCAGGACGTCATCGAACGGCGTACGGCGAGAGAATAAAAAACCCCCGGCAGATGAGGAGTCTGCCGGGGGTCACAACACGGAAGGAGCAAACTTCCAAATCCGTCGTTATCTTATAGCCTCCAGAGACGCAATCCCTTTATGCTGTTGTGCGTCTCTCCCCGGACGAATACGGCCACCTCCAACCGCTGGGCTTCTTGGTAGATGTCCTCTTTACCCGCTTGGGTATCTAAGCAAGGGATGAAGACGGACTGCCCCTTGGGGAAGGTCGCCCAGTCTATATCGTAAAAGACACCCTCAATCTTCATGGGGCTGCGTGTATACCTCCAAGTCAAGCGTATCTTCGTCAACCTTAATCCACAGGCAGTGAACGGGGTCCACCGTAACACTGGTACCCTTGGTCAGGCGGTACGTGTCGCTCTTTATAAGGCGACCCTTCTCCTTCAGCTTGCGGGTCGTTTCCGCATAGCTGATCTGGAACCTCACGCAGTACTCCCGGAACTGCTTAGCCGAGACGTACATCATCTTGGTGTTAGGCTCGATACGAACCAGCAGCTCACCCCTTGGTTCGCGCTTGGCTATCGGCTTAGCTTTGCTACGTGCATCGCCGTCATCGATAACTAAGATGTTCTGCATACTCTGATATAAGTAGTCGCCCAGAACCTGCTCGACATCGTTCAACGGGGCTTTGGACTCTCCGCGCATAATCTCAAGCCGCTGGCAGACCCACAGATAGATGCGTTTCAGGTCCCAAGTAATCAGACCACACTCTTTGGCGTAGATGGCCCCGACAAGGTTGGCAGCGATGGTGGCCGACCAGAACCGCTCACGGGGGAGCAGCTTTAGTTCCCGGTCGATCTTGGCTTGTGTGCTCTCCAGTTTGTCCAGCACTTCTGGCAGCTTGGAGAGGATGTGGCGGATGTAGACAGGACCGGCGTGGCCATAATTCTCCAGCAGCACCTTATCAAACATATGCTTGCCGTACTCGGTGCCCACGGATTCGACGAGGCCGATGGGGTATTCGATCAGGCGCATCAACTCACCTTCTGGAGCGCGCTTCAGCACGGATAGCTTTTCTGCAAACGACGCGTTAGCCGTGGACACGGTGATGGTCTGCCACGTGGTGTTGTTCTCGCGCAGCTCGTTGCTCCCCGACATCATACGCTCTTTGCCCTTGCCGTTAGACAGACCGTAGAGAAGCTCGGAGTATTCTTCCGGCGACATGTTGGTTAGCTCGTCCATGGTTGCGGGTAGGTGGTTAAGGATACCCACCCACAGCAGTCGCCCGTTAATCGTGTCTTTCTGCGACAAGCGCAGGTCCTTGGGATGCCCGTAGACGCTGTTCACCAAGTGCAGCACAGTTGACTTACCCGTGCCGGAGCGCGGGTTATACAGGTTGATGACCGCCCCTGTTTGGTTGAGGAACTTCAGAAGCGGGGCACCAAAAGCACTCAGCACCGCAAACGCGTGTGGTTCCATACCCGGCGCGTTGAATAGCGACGCTGCTTCCTTCCACTTATCCAGCGTACCCACCGGACCGATGAACTTGGCCAGCTTCTGTGATGTCTTGGACGGTGGCGAATAGATATGCCCCGTCGCGGTAATCTCTTGGTCTCCAAGGACGAACCTGCTGTTGCCCTCGACCCATCCAAATTGCTGTCTCATAATCTCTGCCTTATCCTTCTCTTGGCTCATATCCGCCGCTGACATAATGTAGTCGTGTACTAAGTTGGCTTTCTTGCCTCTGACGTACGCGCCCCCTTCCGACATAACCTTACGGAACTCGTCGAAGGACGAGACTTTCAGCATAGGCAGCGTGAACTCTCGTATCCCGTCAGCGGGTAGGTGCAGACGTAGAAGCACTTGGTCTTTGTACCCCCCGTCAACACGGTCAGTGATGCGCTTCACCACGTACAAATCGTAAGGGTAGATACAGAGGGGGTCTGGTTGCTCCCCAGCCTCGTTCTTTTGTGGCAGAAGCCAGACACCGCCCCCTTCGCCCCGGTAGTAAGGTTTGGGGTACTTAGGTATCTCGAACGTCTGAGTCTCCCCGGCTACCTCCTCCACCTTGATATTGCTGATGGCCTTCTTGGGGATTTTACCCAAGTCACGCGGACCGAAGATTTTGCCGATGTGCTTACACCCTTCGCAGTGTTCCGGAGACGTCGCCTTATACCGAGCGCAGCTAGTCGCCTTCTTGATGGTGGCTACCTTCCTGTCCACCTCCTCCGGGTCGTAACCGGGGTGACCTTCCGACAGCAGATGGACCGCCGTAGGAGCGTCCTCACATAGCGCCGCCACAGACAGGGCGTAGAACCACTCGTTGTAGTCCACGGTCTCTCTGTTGATAAAGGCGTGGTTGAGCTGCGCGCAGCCGTCACCGGTCAGCGACCGCTTCATGATACGCTTGAAGCTATAACCCACCCCGTCCAGCTTCGCCTGCTGCTGGGGACTAGCCTTGTAGTTCGGGTCAAAGATAGACTGGACCGGCGCAGGGGGTGCAACACCAAGCAGCGTACAGAACGCGTCGAAGTCAAGAGCGTCCCCGACATGCGCCACGGTAACGGGAACCCGCCCGCCGCGCTTAAGGTTAAAGGTACCCGGTACGCGCAGAACGCGCGCTGCCTCGAAGACCTTCTCATCTACACGCAACCCTTGGGTGCGGCAGACCTCACGCAGCCGGGAAGCTACTGGCTCCCACTGTGTGCGGCTAACTTCTTGGTTCAGTACCCAGTAAACGTGCCAGCCATGGCCGGAGTCTACCAAGGTAGGGCGTGGAAGCCCTACGGTCTTACAGAAATCCCGAAGCGCCTTGAGCCCCAGCTCTTGGTCGTCGTAGTCTTTGGTCGGCCCGCAGTCGATATCCAACCAGAAAGCCTTGAGAGACTGGACGTTTTCCTGAGTCCGGTTGGTTGCCTGCGCGTACTTTGCTACACCGAAATATACATCTCTGCCCCCCTGTAAATAAGCTTCGATTGCCGCGTCTGCCTCTTCTCGGGTCGGTACGATTGCCTGCCGCACATAGCCGTCTTTAATGCCGACAATGGCGATATGGCCCGACGCAGGCTGGACGTATTGTAGAAGATCAAAGTCCATAAGGCGTCACTCATTGCTGCGGGGAAAACCCGCCAATGCTGCTCTTTTTGTAAGTCTTAGTCGAGGCTAGCTAGAAATTTCTCTACCGCTTCCCGCTGGGACTTAGCAGGGTCGTACTCGCCAGAAAACCAACTATAGATTGTCTGGCGCGTCACCCCTAGGGTCTCGGCGACTTTCGTCACCGGGATACGGCGCTCGATGCAAGCTTTGCCCAAGCGCACCCCTAGGCGGGAGCGATCTCCTCTCCAAACAGCCTCGGCTACTTCGATACTGTAGCCGCGCATAACTTATTCTCCATCCTCGTCTTCGTCGTCCAACCACGAAGCCATGACCTGTTTGACTTCGGGCTTTGCCGTGGCGGTATCAACCGTAGCCCGCTTGGGCGCAGCCCGCTTGGTGGGGGCTACGGTTACCGGGGCTTCTTCCTCTTCTTCGTCGCCGAAGGGGTTAGCCGCCGGAGCGGCAGGAGTAGCCTTAACCTCAATCATCTTGGGTTCAGCGGGCTTGGCAGCGCCAGCTTCCGGGCCGTTCACAGTCAGACCGACGTAACGCTTGGTCTCGGGGTCTTCCTGTGCTGCGTCCACAAAGCCTGCTTCGACGTCCGTCAGGTGACGCACGGGTTGAAACTTCAGCTTCATGGTGTCGGCATTGAGGTCGTACATCACACGGGTGACAACCGTATCTACGGCTTCGCCGTTACCCAGAAGAAACTTCTTGTAGCTCTCGAACGGGTGGATGCTATCGACGCCCTTACCAAAGAGCGAACCGGCTGGGATTTGCATCTGGTAGAGTTCGCCCGACGGGTCACCAACCACCAGCGCAGCGATGCGGCGCAGGTAGCGGCAGGCGCGGCCCTTACCGTTCTCACCGGAACCCTCGACGTTCTTGGGGCAGGCAGCGCAGCTAGAAGCTTGACGCTTACCGGCCTTAGCTTCCGGAGCCTTGCCGTCGTTAGACCAGCAGTCAGGCAGCGTGGCCGCTGCGTTAGGGTCGTACTTGGAAGCATAGAACTGGCGCGATGGTTCGGCCAGCAGGTCAACGATGATAACGTCCAGCTGATGCGGAACGGCTTTGCCGATCTGCTCACCGTTCACGATGCGCTTGAAGGTGCCGTTGGTGTTCAGGCCGATACGGCGCAGGCTACTGCCGCCGCTACCCATCTTGTCCAGCAGTTTGGACTGCCGACGCACGGTAGGAACGTTAGATACTTCTGCAAAGATAGTCAGGTTGCTCATGGCTATTCGCCCCTTTTGTTAGGTTTGCGGACTTGGATGGTAAACTTACGGTCAAGCTGAAGACCCATCGGCATCAAGTCTGGGTTCTCATCCAAGACCTGCTGCATGTTCCCGTTGTGGATACGCTTTTCGAGGATAAACGGGACGTTATTCTCGACTACAAAATTGTACATGGACTCCCAATCGTTAGTCCAGTAGCGCGTCTGTACCCGACGAGACACAGTACCCATCGGGGTTTTAACGCTATCCAGATTGTGCGCGTTGCAGAAATCCAAGATAGCTGCTGATACTACTGAAAGGCTTTTGTCGAGCTCTTCGAGTTCAGCTTCAAACGCTTCTTTACGCTGGGCAATGGCATCACGGATTTTCCGGTACACCTCTACCAAATTTTCTATGTCTATATTATCCGACATGGTTTGCTCCTCTTGGTTGCCGGGGTGTCGTAAGTAGCAGCGGTGTTAGACCGTGTCAAGTATGTTTCTGTACAAATCGATCAACCGCTCATGGTTGTCGATGTTGCCTTGGAGCATTTTGTACAGCCTTGCCTCCACTTCGCTGCCTCTGATGTGCACCACTGTCATAGCGTTTTTCTGACCGGGGCGGTTGATGCGGGCGTTGGCTTGGAGGTAGGTCTCCACCGACGTTACCGGTGCGTACCAAATAATTGTGTCTGCTGCCGTAAGGGTAAGGCCGTGGCTAGCGGCCTGCGGCTGGATAACCAGCACCTTGGGCTCAGGGTCGGTCTGGAACTTGGTAACGATGTCGCTGCGTTTGTTGGGGTTCACCTTGCCACTAATGACGGCGCAGCTAATACCTTCTTTCTCCAGCCTAGCCACAAGCAGGTTGATGGTGTGGGTGAAGGGGACGAAGACCAGCACCTTGTTGGTCGTCTCGTCAATAACCTCCAGCACCGCCGACAGCCGGTTAGAGACATCGAACTCAAGCACCTGCCCATCATCCGTGTATACCGCGCCTCCGCTAATCTGGAGCAGCTTGTTCACCCGTGTGGCGGCGTTGACCGCGCTGACCTCTTCGCCCGCCGCCTCAAAGAGCAGCTGGTTCTTAAGCTGATTATAGTACTTCTTTTGCTGGGGGGTCATGTCCACCTCTCGCTCAATGTGGACAACGTCGGGCAGGTCAAGGCAGTCCTTCTTCTCAAACCGTATCGCTGGCTGAAGCATCTCATGCACGATCTTGGTCGCGTTTGGCTTGGGTGCCCACTTAAACTTGCTGACCGACATCATGACGCTGTCTCGAAAAGGCCCAAAATATTTCGGGCACTTGGGTGTCTCAAGCAACCGCGCCAAACCGTAGGCATCGATGGGACTTTGTGCTGCTGGCGTACCTGTAAGCATCCAGACTCGTGGGCTAGTATCCTTCACGATCTTGTTCAGGATTTTCCAGCGGTTGGTCTGCGCGTTCTTGTAGGCGCTGCAATTATGAGTTAGCCACCCAGACCCAACAAAATAGTTAGGTGTACCATCAACTTCGAGGTTGAAGACAGGGACGCCACCTCCGTGTTCGACACGCGAAACACTTTCCACCCAAGCTCCGCTAGTTTGGCTTCCTTCTTCTGGTCCTGTAATTTTCTTATAGAAGAGGTATGGCTTCCACCATCCACTTCCAGACCCAATTTCATCTCGGGGTGCGCAAAGTCGAGCTTGTAGTTTGTGGGATATCCATGCTGCCTCTTCCCCAACGGAACTGGGTAGTTCCATACCCACACTGAGGGTAAGGCTTCCCGTATCACCGCCTCCGCTGGCGTCATGCCCGTTCCGTTGCCGCCGCGCACTTTGGGTTTGTGGCCCACGGCTTTCAGCTTCGAGGATATGCGTTGCCGCGTCTCCGGTGATTTCGTAGACCCCGTAGATTTCCCCCGTTTCTCCGGTGGCATACCCACAAAGTACGACTTCCCCGGATTGAGGCGGTGCCACTTCTTCCGTGCGCAAGATTTCGAGCAAGTGAGGAACCTGTTGGTGCCCGACTTCCGATGCCAGTCCCATTGACGCTTCAGGGCATGGTACTCGTGCGCGCATACAGGACATATCAAACTGAGACACAAGCCGTCGTCCTGCGAGATTACGGGCAACGACCCAACCGACATCGGTGAAAAAGGGGTGCTCCCCGGTGCAAGTGATGCGTTCTCCATTGGTAAGTTTTACCTCGACGATATCCGTGGATGTGCGGCGCTTCACTGTTCTTATAGGCGCTACTCCGTTAGAAGTAAACACTACATCCCCGTCGCGTAGAGTCTCAATCGCCTTAGGGCCTTCTGGCGTTTGTACGGGTGTCCCCGCCACAAAACACTCGTCCACGACGATAAGGTCGAACCCACCGGCCATGATTGCGTCGAGCACAGTTGCTACGCCATCGAAGTTGATGACAACGATGTCAGCCCCAGCCCGGATAACTTTCTCGCGCTGTTTGGCGTTCCCATAGGCGATGCTACACGAACGGTGCATGGCAAACTTAAAGACATCCTGCTGCCACGCCGACTTCATGATCGACAGCGGACACAGCACAAGGGCGCGCTTCACAAGCCCCTTCTTCATCAAGTAGTCGGCAGCCCAGATGACGCTGGCGGTCTTACCCGTACCCTGCTCGTTGAAGCAAAACGCTCGCTCGCGCAGAGATAAGAACGACGATGTAATCTTCTGATGGTCGAAGGGGGTAAAGCGCCCGGTCCACGTATAGTCACGCAAGATGGGCGACGGGGCATCTATTCCCAGTCTCACCAACGCTTCCGCTTCCTTGTGTCCCCAGTTTACCAACACCCCCTCGCGGGTGTGGACGCTCTTTTTGATACTGTTGGTAACCACAGACGGGTCATCGACGCTGACGAGCAGCGCCCGGTCTTCAATGATTTGCACTAGTTTGCTCCTAGTAGGTTACTTCTTTTTGCGCTCCCGCGCGCTGGTCTCCGATACCAGATTGTTCTTGCTATCGCGCTTAAACGAGCGGTTCTTGGTCGCCAGCTCTACCCGTAGGCCGTCGCCGTTGCTGCCGCCTTTATCAAACGCCTTCTTGTGGGCGACGTCCATGCCGTCACCCTTTTTAACCTTGCCAGCCTTTGCCATTTTGGCTCGGGCGGCGTTGCGCGCCGCTCGGTTCTTCTTCTGCTCAGCGGTGCCTTGGTACTTGTCGTACTCGGCGCGATAATTTCTAGGCACCCTCAACCTCCTTTGCTTCGAAGTACGGAGCCATCAGTGTAACGACTCGACCCGTTGCTAACGACTTTCCCTCTACCACATCCGGCCACGTTTTGCTCGGTCCAATTACACGGCTAAGGTAGTACAGGTAGCCGTGTTTGTTAGCCCTACGCTGGTGGTAAGCATCAAGCTCGGGTTTCAGGCTTATCAGATGCATCAGTGCCTCCGTGGTCGCCAGTGTTCGCAGCTCTCGACAGGACACCAGCCACACAACCCGCTGGGGTTGGCGTTCCACACGCCGTTTTCCTTAGCCGCCTCAAGCCGATCTAGCTGCGTGTCGAACACACCCATGTACGTATTCAAGTGCTGCCGATGGTGAATCTTTCTCGGCATCTCCTGACTGACAACGTACAGCAGAGCAGAGTTGATAACCTCCACCTCGGGGTAGTGAACGAACATCGCACCGGCCAGCAAGTCAAGCTGCTTTATGTCCGCATACTTGGCGTTCTTACCGGTCTTGTAGTCCACCAGCCAAGCCTTGGTCCCGTTCACGATGAACAAGTCAGCGATACCCCGGTACCAGACGTCCTTGGCAAAGAAACCTCGCGGCTCCAGCGCCTTGGACACGCCAAGCTTTAGCTCGGTGTGCTTGGTGCCCTTCTTCTTCGCCAGTGGCTCTACATAGGGGCGCATGAAAGCAAACTTCTCGGGGATGGGGGTGCCATCCTTGATAAAAAACTCAGCCGCTTCGTGGACAGAGGTCCCATAGTCAGCAGCTTCCCCCGGAGTATCCTTGATGTCCTTAACCACCTTGAGATGGAAGTATTTCTTCGGACACTGATCGAAGGTTTTGATGCTGCTATAGGACCACGCCGTCATTATTTTTACCTTTACCTTGCGTTGCCTTGAAGCCGGTCAACCACCAGCTTCGCATAACCGGCGATATCTATCCAGCTATCTATGTGCGACGAGTTACCCGTTAAGATACGACCGATCTTCGTGGCGATCATATCAAGAGCCTGAAGCTGATCGGGGTATAGCTTCGTGTCCTCACGCACCATCGCGTTGTGTATCACCTGCTTGAGCTTGATGGCGACATCGGCGCTACGTATGAAGACACCATATTGCTCGGCCCG